GCTCGGCAATCCGAACACCATCAGCACCATCATGGACCTTGATGAGGACAGCGAGTGTTCCTTCGTTGTGCCCTACATGCAGCCCGAGTTGTTTCAGAAGACGTACGCGATCAACAATACCGGTTCAGTGCTCTGGTCTACCAGCTCTACGCCCACCGGCAGTTGGTTCCAGTCCAATGGCACGCTCAACGTGCGCGTCATGAACAGGCTCACAGCTCCCGAAGCTTCTTCGAGTGTCACCATCTTGGTGTTCGTCTCGGCCTGTGACGACTTTGAGTTTGCCGGGCCTCGCGAATTCGATGTGTACAGTGGTGGTAACAACGTCCTCACGTTGAGTCAACTGACCGTCGGTGTTGCACAGTCCGATGTGCAATACGACGACGCTGCCCCTTCACATGAGATCACGCCTCTTGGTCATTCCAAGGAGCTGTATCACCAAGTGTTTGGGGAGCGAGTGTCAAGTTGGAGGGAGTACATGCATCGCAGCAGTCTCTCGTTCCTCTATAGCAACGTGTCGTCGACGTCCACTGTTGGTAGTGGTATCCTGCGTATACCGATCAAGCGCATGCCACCCGCTCCTGGAGTCTACAACAATGGTTGGTGGTTGGGAACCACAACCTCTGGCGCTGGACAGACTGTCTTCTACACGAAGTTCCACCCGATGCTTGCCATCGGTTCGTGCTTCATCGGGTACAAAGGCAGCGTCAATGTCACAGTGAACGTGGACCAACCGCGAGACACCACTGACCTGGACACACTCAGTGTGTACAGACTCCAGAACGCCGATGCACTCGTTGCAGCATCTCGCGTGCCCACTGTTGCCACAATTGCCAGGCCTAGTGTAACGAACAGCGTCAACGCGCGGACGGATGTCACTTTTGTCGACTCCGGACGTGCCGGCACGGCTCTCACCAACACCAAGACCAACGCAGGCATGAGCGTCCAATTGCCGTTCTACTCAGCTGCTGGGTTCAGCCTCATGAACCCGTACAACGAGTACAACAACCAGGACACTCTCACTGACTGCGACAATGACTGGTGGCGCATCGAGTGGCGTTACAACAAGAGCAACGCAACCACTTCGGCTGATGGTGCAGTGACTTCGGTCTACTACGCAACCGGCCCTGACTTCGACTTTGTCTACTTCATCAACATTCCGGTGTTGAATTTAGTGAGCATCGCCGCTGTCTAAATGCATAGAAACCCTACTGGGGGTAAAAATACCAGAACCACCCAAGACTAGCAAATTGTCATCGACCTTTGTTTGTAAATCGTG